TGTTCACGGTCAACAACAACGCACCGAATGCCTATGCCGGCAGCGTGATGAAGGCCATGGGCGTGGTCGCAGGGGTCAGCGACATGATATGGCTCTCGCCAACCGGTGCGGTGATGCTGGAGTTCAAAGCCGAGAAAGGCAAGCAGTCCCTTTCCCAAAAGTGGTGGCAGTCAGTTGTTCAGGAGGCAGGGTACAGGTACGAGGTCATCCGAAGCGTTGAGGATTTTCAAAGAGTGTTCGCAAGTGTGGAATAGATGTGTAGATTTGTGGTATGCGATACCTGCTCCTGCTGCTTCTGCTGACCGCTTGCACCAACGACCGCCCTTGGAAGGTGATTGAGGTGCGGGCCAACGGGGATGCCTGCGAGTATGTTCTATCCCGAAGCAACGGATTTGGACCGCAGGTCAAGACCCTGACCGATTCGTGTGGGAGGTATCAGTTGTTTGAAACTATACGCAATCGGATATAATTTATAGAAAAACTTAAAATTTATACGCAATCGGGTATAATGAATGATAAATCGGTCAATAAGCACCCTTATCGCATATAATGAATGATAAATCCGTCATCCCATACATGAAAACGATATACTTTCAACCCAAGGGAATAAACCCAAAATTTTGCGAAGCAGGTGTCATTCACGAAAGCGACAATGAATCTATCTGCTACTTAGGTGAACCTTGCAAAATATCAATTAATGATGTAAAAATCATACCAAACGAGAGCGTCGCTTATGATGAAAAAAATGGGTTATATCTTGTTCGGGAAAGTACTCATTCGTGAACAAATCGTCAGCCTCTGTTCTTACCAAACCTCCCCCAGCGTCAGCCTATAACCTTACCACCCAAACCCCAACCCCATGAAAACCACACCCACCGATTTCCGACGCTGGCAGATTCACATCCGCAAGGAGTGCGTCAACTGCAACCGCCCCGACAAATCCGAAACCATCAAGGCTTGGTCCGTCAACTGGACCCTGCTCGGTCGTATCCTACAAGCCAAAAACGCTTAGTCATGGAATGGGTAAAATGCTTGGACCGGATGCCGGAACCTTACGAGCCAGTCCTGATTTTTACGACCGACATGAATCAGGCCTACGCATGGCTCGGAGATGGACGCTGGTACTACGAGCATCAAACGTGGTTCCTAATCGAAGTGAGCCATTGGATGCCCCTACCCCCAAACCCGTTTTAACATGGACCTAATCTCACGAACCATCCTTGGCTACACGGCAGAGGTTGTCGGAGTCAGCCCCGATGACATCTTGAGCGAAGTCAAGACCCGTGAACTGGTCCTTGCTCGGTCCATCTTCGCAGACATCGCCTACTCGGAATACCTCTACACCTACTGCCAAATCGGGCGTATCATCAAGAGGAACCACGCAACGGTCATGCACAACCTTGAAATCCTTGCGATAAACATGAGAGCAAGACCCGACATTAAATTCCTTCGTACACAAGTTTTAAACAGGACGAGAGATTTTTTGCAACATTAGGAAGAACCCCCGCCATCTTTGCGTGAGTGTACGCAGAGTCAATCATCCTCGAACTCTACCGCAGCGGTGAAATCCGCAGGGCTTGCCTCACCATTACGGGGGGCAATCCGCTTTGGAAGGACCTCGAACAAGAGGTCGTCCTCATTCTGCTCGAAAAAGACCCCGACAAGATCACCAAGATGCAGGTGCAGGGTTACCTGCGTTTCTACATCGTCCGTTTGATAATGAACCTGTACCGGGGCAACAACAACCAATTTGCGAAGAAGTACCGTCATCACGACGAGCGGGTCGAGGTGGATCCCGAAACCCAAGAACTAAGCAAGGACTACGACTCCCTGCTTGATGACCTTTGGGCCATCGCCCAGCAAGAGATGGACTCTTGGGCCAAGGACGGAGCGTTCCCATACGACAAAGAATTACTGAACTTGCTCATGCAAACGGGGAACATGAAGGCGATGTCCCGGGAAACGGGCATCCCGTACCGCTCCATCATCTACTCCATCGAACAGGCCAAGGCCAAAATCAAAACCGCAATCGAGTCCAATGGATATACTGGTTTTTCCAATCCTGATTAGTGCGCTTGCGACCCTTGCGGTCGTGGAGTTCCGGGTCCTGCCGGGATGGTTCTACGCTTTGCCCTTTGCGAAGCGGAAGCCGTTTTCGTGCATGACCTGCTTTGGGTTTTGGCTTGGCTTTGCCCTGACCCTGCCAACGTGCCAGTGGTACTTGGCCCCTATCCTTGGCCTCGCATCTTCAGCCACCGCAATCCTACTCCGAGAATGGACCTTCAAATGACCAACGACCAATTCATCGTGGCCCAAAAGCATCGCAAGTATTGGGACCAATATGTGGCATCCCTAACGATGCGACTCCCACCCGATGCGGTTGGTGAACTGCAAGCCATCCTGACCGCTCACGGCCGACCTCCCACAAATTGGTGGTGCGCTGACTGCGTAAAATCAGCCCTCCAATACATTTACCTTCAAGCGGACTTGTTCCTCGAAGTCAACCAAAACACCATAAACCACTCCCTGAATGCCCCTACCAATTCCGAAGTATAACGAAAGCAAGGAAGGCTTCATCGGTCGTTGTATGTCCAACAACGAGGCCAATGCAGAGTTCCCTGATACGGCTCAACGATTGGCCGTTTGTGGCTCAACTTGGGAGAATCACAAGAGGCAGCAGTTCGAGTCTTATTCGGATTACGGCCAAGAGATTCGGTCGAATGCCAAGCGAGGGATAGAACTCAACGAGCGAAACGGCAACAAGTGTGCCACCCAGACGGGCAAGGTCAGGGCAGCCACTTTGTCCAAGGGCGAACCCATCTCGGTGGAAACCATCAAGCGGATGCATTCCTACCTATCCCGTGCTGAAACCTACTACGACAACGCAGACGACACCAGCGACTGCGGTTACATCAGTTATCTCCTGTGGGGAGGCAAGTCGGCTCTCTCTTGGAGCAGAAACAAACTTCGGGAACTTAACGAACTCGAAGGCTAAGGATGACGAGGCACAGGTGCAGGCTCGGATGGACTCGTTGATGATGGTGATCACGACCCTCTGCGACTGCATCGGAGCGGTGGACGATTCCAATGCCCCGAACCAGTACGAAGTGAAAATGAAAATCGTAAACAAGATAAGCGACCTAATAGACAAAATCGAATACTAATGGGAACCAGCAGAGGACACGGCAAATACATTGAAACTCCCGAAAAGATGTGGGAGTACTTTGAGGCATACCGGGCAGGGGTCAAGGCAAACCCTCGGACCAAGACGGTGTTCCCCGGCAAGGATGCTATCCCCCAGCATGAGCCTTTGGAGCGACCCTTGACCTTGGAAGGCTTTGAGAACTGGTGTGCAGATGCAGGTATCATTGATGGCCTTGAACACTACTTTGCCAACACGAAGGGCAACTACTCCGACTATTTAAGTATCTGTTCACGCATAAAGCGAGTCATCCGCCAAGACCAAATCGAAGGGGGTATGGTCGGTCAGTACAACGCAAGCATCACCCAACGGCTGAACTCTTTGGTAGATAAGCAGGAGAATCAGGTCTTTATTGAACAATGGACCGAAGATGATTGATGAAGGTCATAAACACCACCGCCAAGCGGAAGATTGAATCGCTGACCCATCGTAAACGGGTCATCCAAGGAGGGACCTCGGCCTCCAAGACCTTCAGCATTCTTTGCGTCCTCATCAAGCAAGCCTGCACGAAGAAGACCGAAATCAGCATTGTTGGGGAAACCGTGCCTCACCTTCGGAGGGGTGCGATTCGGGACTTCATCAAGATAATGATTGCCAAGGGCATCTTCGTTCCGGCAAGGTGGAACAAGACCTTGCTGACCTACCAGTTCGCTAACCGTAGCACTATTGAGTTTTTCTCGGCTGACCAAGAGGCAAGGCTCCGGGGTGCAAGGAGGCAGGTGCTATTCATCAACGAGGCGAACAACATCGACTTTGAATCTTACTATCAACTCGCCATCCGTACAAGCGAGGCCATCTACATCGACTTCAACCCAACTCACGAATTTTGGGCGCATACCGAGGTCTTGCGTGAGGACGATTCCGAACTGCTCATCCTAACCTACAACGACAACGAGGCTCTGCCTGATACCATCAAGAGGGACATTGAACTGAACCGCACCAAAGCCGAAACATCTGCCTATTGGGCGAACTGGTGGAAGGTGTACGGCCTTGGTCAGGTCGGGACGCTTCAGGGAGCCATCTACGAGGACTTCGAGGTGGTGGAGGGTATCGATGTCAGCCGTGCGAAATTCGTCGCCCTTGGGCTTGACTGGGGCTTTAGCAACGACCCAACCGCACTCGTAGCAATATATCGCCAAGGGGACTGCCTGCTCATCCAAGAACTACTGTACTCCACGGGCCTTACCAACCAAGACATCGCAGACAAGTTGCGGACGCTGGGCATCACCCGGGCTTGGGAGATAGTGGCCGATTCAGCCGAACCCAAGTCCATCGAGGAAATCTACCGATTGGGGTTCAACATCAAGCCAGCGGAGAAAGGCCCCGACTCGGTTCGGAACGGGATAGACATCCTGAAACGCTTTAAATTGCAGGTGACCAAGGACTCCACCAACCTTATCAAGGAACTACGCTCCTACACTTGGGCGACCGACAAGGAGGGCAAGAACACAGGGGTTCCGATTGACTCGTTCAACCACGCCTGCGATGCGATGCGGTATGTGGCACTCAACAAGTTAAGGGTCAGTAATTCAGGAAAGTATGTTGTTGTGTAACTTTGCCCCATGAACCCCGAACGCATCCTTGACCTGCTAATCGAAATCGGGAAGACGGTTGCAGCCATTTTCTTCATCATCACCCTTCTAACCCTCCTTTGGACTTTATGAAAGTCGTCCACTACTACCACATCTATTGCGGAGGGAACTGGCAGTTGATACTCAACCAGCACATGATGGCGGTCTGCAACTACGGCCTCATCGAGGTCTTGGACGAAATCCGTGTAGGCATTGTCGGTCCACCCGAACAACGCAAAGCGGTCAAGGAGGTGCTGGAAGGTTCAATGGTGGCTGATAAGGTCAAGGTCGTAGTAACACGGACCAACGCTTGGGAGCAGGCGACGCTTACCGAGATGTACCGGGCGAGCCAAGAAGAGGAAGCCGTGTACCTGTACGCCCATACGAAGGGGGCAAGCGACCCGTCCCTCATCAACCAACTTTGGAATCGCAGCATGACTTTCTTTAACGTCGTGGCATGGGAACGCTGCCTGCAACTGCTCGAAGGCGTGGATGCGGTCGGATGCCATTGGATAACCAAGGAGCAGTTCCCTCACATGGCAGACGCAAACAACCCCGAAGGCTACCCCTACTTTGGTGGAACCTATTGGTGGGCCAAGTCATCCCACATCAAGGAACTTGGTGAACCAGTACGGGACCACCGTTGGCAGGCAGAACATTGGATTGGAAAGAAACCCGATACCAAGGTCCACGACACCAACCCCGGATGGCCGGGTCCCGAAAAATTTGTAATCACGTTTTAGCATGAAGGTCCCTATCCTCATTACCAACTTTAATCTTTTCACTTGGCCCAAGGCAATGGTCAAGGAACTGCAACGGATGAAGGACTGCGGTCCTATCATTATCATTGACAACGGTTCAACTTACCGCCCGACCTTGGAGTGGTACGATTCGCTAAAGGGGAATGAGGACGTTTCGGTAGTTCGTACCGGGCAGAACTTGGGACATCTTGTGGCATGGAGGCTCGGATTTGACAAACGCATCAAAGCCGATTTTAACTATCCAGACTACATCGTAACCGACCCCGACCTCGACCTTTCGGGATGCCCTGACGACACCATCGTACGGATGCGTGAACTTTGGTACGATTCGCCTTCCTACCCCTACTTCTACCGGGACGAAGAAGGCAAGGAATTTAACGGGGTGGAGTTCAACGTCAAGGACAAGATTGGCCTTGGCATTTGTGTTGACGATGTTCCCGAAAACGCCCTATTCTTCCAACCTGGTGAACATCGCTACCACAAGCAACCGACCTATGGCAACCTTCGCTTGGCTCCAGTTGATACGACCTTCGCCTTCTACCATGCCGACACCTATCAGGTCTGCATTAGCGGTGCGAGGACGATGACCCCCTACGAGGTCAGGCATCTGCCCTACTACATTACCCCCTTAGATATGGAGTCGGACTGGGAGTTTCGGCAGTACCTTGACAAAGCAAACCACTCCAGCACGGCTAAAAAAATAGCCGATGGACTTCAAATAGGATAATATGCCATACTCACACCCGTTCCACAAGGACTTTGTTGGCAACCATATCCGCTCGGTTCTAACCGAATCCGACCGGGTTCTTGACGTTGGTTGCGGTTGCGGAACTTACGCCCTACTGCTTCCCGACATCAAAATGGATGGCATCGAGATTCACGAGCCGTATGTCAGCCGATTCGGTTTGCAGGACCTTTACCAAACCCTGCATATTGGGGATATTCGTGAATTTGATTTTTCGGCCTACACCTACCTGATTATGGGCGATGTCTTTGAGCATTTAACCTTTAACGAGGCGAGGCGCCTGCTTACCCGAATGAATGGCAAGAGGGTCATGATTGCCGTGCCTTATATGTACAGGCAGGGCGAATGGGAAGGGAATGTGTACGAAACGCATTGGCAACCCGACCTGACCCCCGAAGTGATGGCGTTGAGATACCCCGAACTGAAATTGCTCGTTGGGGATGCGGTATACGGCTACTACATAAACTACTGACCTATGAAACTCCAAGACCTGACCATCAACCAGTTCCAGCGTATTGGAGCCATGGGCATCCCCGTCATCATCAACAACCGCAACCTGCTGACGTGGCCCAAAGCGATGGTCAGGGACTTGAGCAAGTGGGAGGGGATTGGGGACATCTACATCGTTGACAACGGTTCAACCTACGAACCTTTGCTGGAGTGGTACGCCACCACCCCCTGCAAGGTCGTAATGCTTGGCGAAAACTTGGGCCATCAAGCCCCATGGACTTCGGGCTTGGTGCAACAACTGGGAGAGCCTTACTATGCAGTCACGGACCCGGACCTTGACCTTTACAAGACCAGCAAGAGGACGATTCCCATGTGCTTGGAGTGGTTGCAACAATTCCCCCAAGCAGGCAAGGTCGGCCTGTCGCTACGATGGGATGACGTGCCTCCAAGGTCGTCGTACTACACCCATGTGAACAACTACGAGGCGACCCGTCAGCGTAATTCAAGGGTTATCATGGCAGCAAGGGTTGACGTGCCTATCGACACGACCTTTGCCGTTTACAATCGGCAGGAGTACTTCATCGGTGGGGTTTCGTTGCTTGAGTCAGCGAGGCACATTCCTTGGTACTATTCGGAGAAAGAACGCAAGGCTGATAAGGAGTTCAGCCAGTACCTTGCATCGGCATCGTCGGCATCGTCCTACAAAACCTTCTTGAAACTATGAAACTCCAAGACCTGACCATCGACCAGTTCCAACGCATCGGAGCCATTGAGTTCTCCAGCGTCCTTGGGGACTACGACAAGCGTGCAGGAGTCGTCGCAATCGTTGAGGGGGTCAATATATCACTCGTGAGAGAGATGCCCGCCAAGAGCGTCCTAAAGCGTTACAAGGCCATTATCAGCGAGTGGAACGCATTACCTGCCTTGGGTTACAAGCGGAAGTTCAAAGCCGGGGGCAAGTGGTGGATTCCGACGGTGTTCACGGATGAGTTGACTGCTGGGCAGTTGATTGAACTCATGGACGCAAACACCACGGACGAAAAGCAACTGCTCCAAAACCTCCACCGAATTATGGCGACCTTGTGCCGGGAAGGCGGTCTATTCGGATTCTTTCCGAAAAAGTACGACGGGGCTGCCCATGCCGAGCGAGCCGAACTGATGAAGAAACACGCCAAGGTGGGCGACGTTTGGGGGGTTGTTAGTTTTTTTTTGTTAAGTTCCGAATCCTACTTGAAAGTTTTGACCGACTATTCCAAGCACCTGATGACGAAAGCAGGGGAGTTGACGTAAGCCCTCTTGCCGGGTACGGATGGCTGATGGTCGTCTGGAGGATGGCTAACAAGGACGTACTGAAATTTGACGCCATCTTTGCGATGAAGGCGGTAGAGTTTCTCAATTACGCACTCTTGATTCACGACATCTTGGAAGCCGAACGGATGGAAGCGGAGCGAGCGAGGCGCAGATAGACACTATCCGGCACGGGGGACATTTACCCACATGGAAACAACCATTCTCGCCAATGGGCAACCAGTAGGTAAGTTCGGTAGCGGTTCGATGAAAGGCATCGACCAAACCGCCTTGGAGGGCATTGGTTCAATCGTTGGACCCAAGGGTGGAGGCAAGTCGCCAACCCATGATGTCTTGGTCAAGTGGATAGAACGGGTCATCGAACTTGCGAAGAAAAACCTCGAAGCAGCCAACGCAAATGCAGGGGGAACGCTCTCCGCATCTATCGTGCCGGAGGACATCGAACTATCGGCAAAGCAAATCGTCGTGGCTATCATGGCCAACCCCTATTGGAAGTACGTAGACCAAGGGGTGCGAGGCAAAACGTCAAGCCTAAAGGCTCCGAGGTCGCCATTCCAATACAGGGACAAGTTCCCACCCGCTCAAGCAATGGCCGATTGGATAGCCAACAAGGAAAAACTTGTTGTGCCGACCTATTCGCGTGAACTCAAGCGGATGCGGACGAAGCAGGAGCAAGGGTTGGTGGATGGCAGGTCGGTTGCCTATTGGGTATTCCAGCGAGGAACACGGGCCACGAACTTCATGTCTAACGCCCTATCCCCCGAAATGATAGAGGTCCTTACCGAAAATATCGCAGAGGCCCTTGGCAAATCCATAAGCGTAGCAACCAAACTATAAAATGGCAACAACCGTCCTTTCCGGGTCGCCCCAAGTGGCTACACCCGTTTACAACAAGATGCTCTTCAAGGTCAGCGGTTCGCTGATTGCTCAACCCAATTACAGGTACGTCTGCGATGTCAAGAACCCAGCAGGGACCACCCTTGCCCGGCTCAAGTGCGACAAACTTCCAACCACCAACTTCGGATTCTTTGACGTTGCCAAGGTTGTGGAAACGCTGATCGCACCGACTAAGCCATCGCTGACCCAAACGGGATTCGTGGATCATGCCGGGTATTATTCGGGGTATCGCCTTGACTTCATGGAGGAATACGGAAACACCCCAGTCGTGCAGACAGGAACCGTTACCACCGTGTCGGGCCGTGTTGCCTTTGCAGGAAACTTGGAGCAGTTGGAACTTGCGACTTGGAGCGGTGGTCTGTACTTTCCAAGTGGTGCAATTGTCAACGACACGAATCGGATGCTGACAACTCCTACGACTCGCACGGTCTATGCGGACGGCTACGGATGGCTCTGCATCGGGCAGTTTAACTACGCGGTCGAGAAGGCTTACATCCAATACTGGAGTGCAACAGGAGCGACCTTTGCAAGGCAGTTCGACGTGTTAGCGTCGAGTGTATCGGGTTCAAATGTCATCCGCTTCGGGGTCGGGCCAATGAACCTCAAAGCCCTCACGTCGGGGCAATGCTTGGACGGGAACCCCGGAGATTACCTATTCCAAGGCAATGCCGGGGACTTCTACGATGTTTACTTCTCAAGGGGGGCAAACATCACGATTCGTCAGAGATACGTCATCGGGCAATGCCAGCGGTTCAACTCCATCCCGGTACACTTTCAAAACAAATACGGAGGCATTGACTCCTACACCTTCACGCTCAAGAACCGCAAGAGGGCCAACATAAGCAGGCAGACGTTCGGGTACAACTCGGACGTTTACGCAACCACGACTTACGACAAAGTTTGGGCAGGTGAGTTTGACTACGTTTACGCACTCAACTCGGACTGGCTGACCGATGCAGAATCTGCTTGGCTGATTGAGATGGTCAGGTCCGGGCAGGTATGGCTTGAACTGGATGGGCAGTTGGTGGAAGCAATTGTGAACGCCAACACTTACCAATTCACGACTCGCAGGAACGACCGCCTCACGCAGTTGCAGGTCGAGGTTGCAGTCGCTTACAAGAACAACATCCTATGAGCGTTACGCTAATTGCCTACCCTCTCAACGATTCCAACGCAGAGGTTCCATACGTCCTTGACACGATGGGCGAAATTGACATCGCCCTGACCTTTTCGGTTGAGGACATTGCCGACATCACCAAGCGGAGGGGGTCGTTCAGTAAGACGATAACCCTGCCAAACACGCCTACCAACAGGGCCTGCTTTGGCTATGCTTACAACATCCAGTCCTTCGTGGGTGGATTCCAACCGAACAAGAAGATTCGTGCTGCGATGTGGGAGGACGGGGTTCAAGTGTTCAGCGGAGTTCTGCAACTGATTTCCATGTCCAAAATCCGGGGAGAGGTAACCTACGAGGTTGGCCTATTCTCGGACGATGTGAGCCTGTTCAAGTCCATTGAGGGCAACCTACTTGCGACAACTGCCGGCGTTACCGGCATGAACCACACGCTGACCTCGGCCCATGTTTCTGCGACTTGGACCGCAAGTGGTGCGAGCGGTTACGTTTACGGCTTGGTTGATTCCTACGGCTACACGGACGTAGTTACGCAAGGGTGGTTTGCCGTGCCGTTCTACAAGATGACCCCAAGCATCTATGTCAAAAAGTTGGTGGACTTGATATTCGCACAGGCAGGGTATCGCTACACCTCGGAGTTCTTTAACTCGGAGCGGTTCGGTAAGTTGGTCATCCCTTACGCTGCCGGGGAAGCAATCTTTAACCTTTCGGGGTCTGCGATTTTTGTGGCAAGTACAGGAACGGTTAGTGGAACATTCGGTCAAAACCTAACGATGCGGTTTCAGGATGAAACGGGGACGTACTACGACCGACCCGGATATTGGGTTCCTTCGTCAAGCGTCTTTGATGCCCCTGAAGTTCCAACCCGTTGGAACATAACCGTCAATTACGAATTACAGGCTCAATTCTCTACTGCCGCTTATGGATTCGCAAATATGTCAATACGAAATCTCACAACTTCGGGCGACATTGCGGTCATTCAAAACATTGCAATAAACTACCAAAGCGGTCTTAGCGGTCCGCTATCAACAACTTTTGCCAACGTAACCATCCCTGCAAACACAATTGCAAACATTGGTTTTGTCTTTACAACGCCACAGGGAGGAACTATCCTCCAAGGTGCAACGGTGCTATGGGAATGTTTGGAGAACCCTCAAACATTGAACATGGTTGACATGAGGACCGCCCTGCCTGCTGACGTAAAGCAGAGCGACCTCCTGCAAGACCTGCAAAAGATGTTCAACCTCTACTTCATGGCGGACCCTGCCGACCCGAAGAACCTCATCGTGGAACCTTGGATGAACTTCTATTCATCGGGGGTCGTGGACTGGTCGCAGAAATCGGATGAGAATGCCGAGCAGAACATCACGAATGGGGACCCGAACCAATACAAGACCATCGTGTTCAAGTACAAGGATGCCGGGGATTATTTATCCAAGTTGGACAAGTCGAACTACCCATTGGCGAAGGAAGGCTACGGAGGGCGAATCTTCACAACCGACAACTTCTACGGCAAGGGCGAGAACATCGTCGAACTCGCTTGCAGCACCCTTATCCCTGCAAACTTCACGACTGACAAGGTAATCGGTAGGGTTTGGGACTTGGACGGCTCCGCTTTGTCGGGAACCATCAAGACCTTGCAGAGCGGTTACCGAATAGCCCAGTACAATCTGATTGAAGCCCCGACAACTTGGGCCTACCAGTACGGGGTCAGCGGTTCGTTTGCACTCGCAGAGTCGTTGCTGAATCTGCCCTTTGTCAGCCACCTTAACAACCCTTACGCAGCAGATTTCGACCTTGCCTTTGGAATACCTAAGCAGTTGTACTATGCGGTGAATGTCGCCGCAAATAGCGACCCTTACGCATACACGAACAACAACCTGTTCAACATCTATTGGTGGAATTTCATCCAAGAAACCGTCAGTCGTGAGGCGATGCAGTTGGAGTTGTCCATCATGCTCAATGCCGTGGACATCAGCCAACTTGACTTCCGCACTCCCATCTACTACGGAGGGGTCCGTTGGAGGCTGCTTGAGATTCGGGACTACGAGATAGGTCAGCAGAAGCCTTGCCGGGTAACCCTTCGCAGGATTCTTAATCTCACCGAGTTCGCTCCAAAGCAAATCTATTACTTCCCCTACGATGGGCCAGTTCCTGCAACGGATTCGGATTACCCGAACGAAGTCCCCCCGATTCCATTGGTCAAGGAACTGCCAGCGGTTGCGGGTCCTCCGGGTGAAACAGGTGCGACTGGAGCAACAGGAGCAACGGGTGCGGTCGGTCCAGCAGGTGAAGGCTATACCCCGGGCGATGCAGCAGGCGACATCAAGTATTGGGACGGCACCGATTGGGTCAACTTGTCTATTGGGACGGAAGGTCAGGTCTTAGAGGTTGCGTCGGGAATACCATCATGGCAGGATAAAGGATAAATAAAAACTATGGCAGTTACTAAAGAAATCGTCCTTGAAGTAGGGCTTAAAGACTCAACGGCACAAGGCACGACGAGTGCTAAACAACGGCTTAGGGAACTCCAAAAAACCCTGACCGAGATGGCCTTGGCTGGGGAATCCGGGACCAAGGCTTTCAAGCAAATGGAGGTCGAGGCAGGGAAACTCAAGGACCAAATCGGGGACACAAGCCAGCGAATCAAAAACCTCGCATCGGACACACGCAACATCGACACCTTCGTGTCAGCGGTGCAGGGTATAACGGCAGGGTTCCAAATCGCCCAAGGTGCAGCAGCGTTGTTTGGTGATGAAAATAAAGACTTACAAGAATCGCTACTGAAGGTCCAAGGGGCCATGGCTCTTGCTACTGGAGTGCAGCAGGTCGCCAACCTGCTCAACAAGGATAGCATCCTGATAACCCAAGGGCAGGCAGCAGCGCAGAAACTTTATGCGTTAGCGGTTGGCACAAGTACAGGGGCCTTGCGAGCCTTTCGCATCGCATTGGCTGCAACTGGTATCGGGGCGATTGTCGTTGCTCTTGGATTTGCAGCGGAAGCAATGGGGCTATTTTCAAGCAAAACAAAGGAAAACACGGAAGCCCAAGAAAAGAATAAAAAGGCGTTAGAGGACACGGTTGGCACTTTGGAATACTACGAGCGAAAGTTAAAAGCAAATGGTGCTACCGAAGGCGACCTTGCTAAAAGACGACGGGCTGCATTGGTTGCCGAAAAGGAAGAGTTGGATAGGAAACTTGCAGAAGATGTTGCAAGGTTTGGCGTGAAAAACGACAAGTATCAAACGTCCTTGCGTAATGAACTTGACCTGCTTGACACAAAAATCAAGGAAGAAGGTAAAATAATTAAAGCGGAAGAGGACGCAAGGAACAAGGCTACCGTTAAAAAGGTCGCTAATAGGCAAAACTTAGGGACCGTTGAGGTCATACAAGCCAAGACAACGGCTGACGCTTTGGTGCAGATTACTGCTGACCAGAACGCCAAGCAAGACGCTTTGAACGCCCAAGCGGTGCAGACCGAACTGGAGCGACGCAAGAAGTTCAACGAGGACATGAAGGCCAACGAACTGGCCTTGGCCGACTTCAAACAACAGGTAACGGTTGACTCATTGCAATCCGTTCAAAGCATCTTGCAGTCCTTTGGCAATGAAAGCAAGGGACTTGCTCTTGCTGCCTTGGCCTTGGAGAAAGGTCTTGCTATTGCCAATGTCATCGTCAACCTGCAAAAAGAGATGGCAGCGAATGCGGTCATAGCAGCAGCAAACCCGGCCAATGCTATAACCGCAGGAGCAGCAGGGGTCGCACAACTCAAGGCCTACAACACGCTTTCAAAGATTCGTGCAGGATTACGCATCGCAGCGATTACCGCTGCTGGCATCCAAGGAGCCAAAGCCATTACGGGCGGAGGGGATAGCGGAGGCGTTCCAACAGGTGCAGCAGGTGGCGGTGGCGCACCGGGTGCAGCAGCAGCCCCGTCAATCTTCGCAAACCCGAATGTTACCGACCTGTCGGGATTCGGTCAAGGCCAAGGCCAAGGTTCATCACCGATGCGAGCCTATGTGGTCGAGAGGGACATCACTCAAAGCACTCGCAGGGTTCGGAGGTTGGAGGAATTTGCAACTTTAGGGGCGTAGGACATTTACCACTATGGAACTACCCATTTACAGGATGACCGTGGACGAGGTGGATGAAGGGGTCCAATTCGTGGCCTTGACTGATATGCCAGCGATTGAACGGCCATTCCAAGCCTTCAGCAAAGCCAAGCAGAAGTTTACCGAAACAGGCGAACGGAGAGTGCTTACTGGCCCTCTCATGCTTGCAGACACTCCCATCTTTAGGAAGGACGAAACCTATGGCGAATACTATGTCGTGTTTGACAAAGCGACCATCCGCAAAATCGTGCAGAAGTACTTTAAGCAGGGCAACCAGCACAACGTCAACGCTTATCACAACGCTGAACTGGACGGAGTGTTCATGTTTGAGAGTTACATCACCGACTCCGAGCGTGGCATCATGCCACCCAAGGGCTACGAGGACACACCCGATGGCTCTTGGTTCGGTTCTTTCAAGGTTGAGAACGACGAAGTGTGGGACAACCGCAACCTGTTCAGGGGTTTCTCCGTTGAAGGGCTGTTCGGGATGGACAAGACCGAATCCGAACTGGAGGTCGCACTCGCTGGCCTCGCTGACGAATTAACCGCTTTTTTGCAACAATTAACCCCCACCTACAAATCCCACTAACTATGAACCTGAAAAACGC